GCTTATGCAAGCTGATTGACCAGATACTTTATCTTGATCGCCGTTCTGTGCAAAGCAGCCGCCGCTGTCGTTGAAGTCACTATCTTCAGCGACAGATTGTTGCTTGCAGAAAACGGTATGACAGACGTACTGGTGACGCCGTAGGTGCTAGCCCCAGAGATCGTGGTAGACGTTCCCTAATCGGCGTTGCTTATGCGGGGCGTGTAGGTATAAGGCTGCCCTGCGCCTGGCGCGGTGTTTACTTCGACCGCGTACCCGAAAATGACGCCCGTTTTCGGCGGAACATAGGCGGGCGCTTCTAGTGCATTGATGCCGTTGGCGGTAAAAAATGCTGTTGATGCAGCAGCTACAGTGCTCGCGCTGCCGGAATACAGCATGTCGTACGAGTCGAAATCCACCGTTGCGGTGGACTGAACGTACAGCAAGCTACCCGCAATGTAATTTCCGGCGCTTGCGCTAGCGTGAGGGGTGCTGTCGGATTTCCATGAGCCAATCGTTGCGCTTGCAGTGCCTGCGATTGATATGTTGTACGCGGTGCTGGAACTGTAAAACGACGTTGGCGTTGTGGCCCAAGAAGGGATAACGCCGACCAGCGTGGTCTGGATGCCGTCCATGTAGATAGATGAGGACGTGCCCGAGATGTCAAATCCGACGCGACACGTTCCGGCAAAGCAACCAATGAAGTTCATGTACAGGCAAGCGCCTGTGCATTGAAACCCGGCGTTCGACACGGAATCACCAAAGCAGTTGACCAACGTGGTCAAATTGGCGTCGGTAAACTGAAAACCGATGCCCATTTGCTCCATATCTACATTCGTAATCATGTGTCCGCCCGAAGCGACGGTCGAACCAGTAGAAATGATCTGAAAACCGATCACGCTTGTTTTTGGCATAGAGACGCCAGCGGGGTATCCGCAGTACCCACGAATGTTGGAAAACGTACAAGTGTTGACGTTTTTGCCAACCAAAATGCCGCGAGACTCGAACGTGTCAAACCGCAGATTGTTGAATATTCCACCCTTGGTTTCGTTGACGGACCCGCCAATGTAGATAGGCAAGATCTGGTTTACGAAATTGCAGTTCTGCACCGTGGGATAGGTGGCGTTGTCAACGTAGATAAATCCGTGCGCCAGATCGTTGAGCAAGACGCTGCTGTTGTCCTCAAAGACTGCATCGTACAGGGCGGGAGCAAAACCAGTCAGTTTGAACCCGTAGCTTGCGCCAGCGGCCAGATTGACGATGGAGCCGTTAAACAAGATCGTGTGATGGTCCGAGACAACGATGTTCTTGACGACGTAGCCTGATGGTCTGAACGGCACGATGACCGTGTAGTTGGCGGCTAGCGCAGCCGTGAACGCCGCGCTGTCGTCAGTCACGCCGTTGCCTACCGCACCAAAGTCGAGCACATTGGCAAAGTCCGCAAGCCGCGTAGCGAACGAGCGAGACGTAGAGCTGCCGGTAGCCACCGCAAGCACGGAAGACGCGCCCACGGTGCTGGGAGCCGTCTGCAAGGTAGCAGACGCTGCCAGCGTCATGAATACGGACTTGGTGCCCGCAGAGAACGACACTTTGGTTCCGGCGGCGGAGGAGCCCAGAACCGTTGTGCGAGCGAAAAGGTTTGCGCTGGTATAGGTGCCAACGCCCGTTTCCCACTCGCCCGTCGTTCCGCCGTCGATGCAGTAGTAGAACGTGTCGCCCGCCGACAAGACGGACGAAAAGGACTTGTAACCGGTAGGCGGCGTCGAGGAAACGGTGAAGCTTCCAGTGCCCGTGGTCGTGGAAGAGCTGGAGACGCGATCTGCGGTTACAAAAGCCATTGTTGCACCCTATTAGGTAGCTTGGAACACGCCGTTGGTGGCGTCGAGCGTAACGGTGACGGTCTCGCCAGCGGCCACAGCCTGGCTGGAACCGTAGTCCCAATAGGCAACCGGGGTGCTGGTGGTGCTGTTCCACAGAATAGCGTAGCGGAAAGTAAACCCGGCACCCGTAGCCGTCCAGACAGACGGACTAGCCAAGACAAGCTTGAATGTACCGGAACTTTGTGCAGCAGACGTTGTAGACGCCGCATTGCCACCAGCCGTATAGCCGCCGCCGGTAGCCAGATCGGTAGTGCCAGGCGTAAACGTGGTGTCGGCGATGTTGACGGTGGACGCCAGTGCGATTTTCCACGCATCAGATCCGGCATTGATGCCTTCAAAGAGCGGCTCGATGGCGGCGGTGTATTTGACGTAGCTTGCAGTAGGCATGATGCACCTCAGTTCAGGAATTTGAGCTTGTACAGGGTCGTCAGGTACAAACCGACGATTTCGTCGATGATATTCTGAAGCGCCGTATCCTTTTCGTCTACGACCTCATACCGGCAAGCCTCGATCTCTTCGAGTTGGTTCTCAAGGAACTCTACCACATTGGTAGTCTTTTTGGCAGTTTGAAGGCTGATGCCGCCAATCAGACCGTTTCGCCCTTGATAGGACTCGGCAAATTTGTCCGCGAGATCAACGATGCCATCGTAAAACCCCTGCAATGCCATGTGCTTGGCAAAGCTGCGGGTGTTCAGATGGACCGAATGAGCCACATCGCGAGCAAGGAACAGATACCCTACAAAATCAGATGCTTTCTTCATTGCGGCATTCCCTGCGGTGGCATTCCTTGGGGCGGCATACCCTGTGGCATCTCTTCGCCCGGCAACTCTTGGCCGGGTATCTCGCCCGCCAGATCGCCGCTGGTGATCATACCATGCACCGTGCCCATCACAATGTCTTGGATCTGCTCGGGCGACATGGACGCCTGCACGGCGGCAAGGCGCTTGGTCTCGGCGTCAAACGCTTTGACGGTCGCCTCAAAGTTTTTGCGCTCCATATCCTGCACTTCAACGGACTGATGGATGTTCTGAAGCATCTTGTGCATCATTTCCATCTCTTGGCCCATCGCCTGCATCTGCTGTTCAGCAGCTTGAAGCGCCGGAGATTTGTCGTCTGTTTCCAAGAGTTTAGGATCGATGGTCTTAGCAAACCGCTGCGACATCTCCTGCGCGCCCGGCCAGTCCATGTTCTTGATGAACAGATCGCCAGCCACGGCCCAGAGCGCCGGGTTGCCCTGAAGAAGCTGCGACATGGAGTCGAGGGCTTCCTGACGCTTGGTCATATAGCTCGGCCCGGTCGTGACGCACACATCGTACTTGCCAACGCTGGGGTTGTAGATCTTTTCGATCACGACGTTGGGGTTCTCAGGCGACGTGATCTTTTTGACCGGCTCCTGCTGGGTCGGATCGATCTTCGCCATGTCCGTTTCGCCGTCGATCCCGATGATGCGGGCGATGCGCTGGGTGTCGTAGATCTTGGGGATCATGTCCACGATCTGACGCGTCGTGTAGCGGATGGCGCGGGCGAGGTTATCGACGTAGTGATATGTACCTGTATCGCCCTGTTTTTCACGAGCCAGGATGGCCCTGCCCGACCGCTCGTTGCTGGTCGCACCAAGGCTACTGTCGTACTGACCAGTGGTCGATTTGATGTCGTCAGACGCGCCTGCTTTGGCCTGTATAAGCCCAACTTGCGCCATAGGCGGAGAAGCGCGCTGCGGAAGCGGCAAAACGGCTCCCATGCCGTCTGTGACGTCAGGATTGACCTCCAGATACGGCCAATTATTGACGTTTGCGGTCTTCCACTGCTGCTCATAGCCTTCAAACTGGCCCCCATAGCCGATAAACGGCGCTTTGGGGGCCAAAGCCAGCATTTCGGTCTCGGCGGACACCCAATAGTTGTACATCCGCTGCGCGTCTTTGGCATTTCGCACCAATCCAGACACGAAAAGACGGCCATCGACCTCAAATTCGTTGCCAACGACGCGAATAACCGGAATCCACTGGCCCGCCCAGTCGTTTTCCTCCAGCATTTCGTAGCCGTTGGTCTTGCACCATTTGACGCGCTTGCGATCCACGTTGCGGCTCTTGAGCGGAGACAGTCCAGACGCCTTAAACATGGCGTCTTCGCGGCTTCCCTCGAACGCGGTGCGGTTGTCGGGGTACAAATTTAGCTTGGCGGGCTCGTAGTCGATGTAAAAGTACTCGGCGATGCGGACTACGTCTTCGTTGAGCCAGTTTGACAGGTTTTCGTCACCCACACCTTGTTGTTGGATAGATGAAACGGGCATTGCGTCTGGGAAAAGGCGCTCGTACTCAGAGCGCGTGAGATCTTCTGTAATAAAGCACCATTTGGCGTCAGATCCGCATGGATCTTGAATGGTGGGGTCCATGTAGACACTAAAAGAGTTGCGAATGCGCCCGATACGGATGTCTTGATCAAACGTGTCGTCACCGCAGTACTCCGTCAACAGCCGGATGTAACCTTCGCCGTACGTTACCTGATTCTCGCACGCAGTATCGTAAGCCACGTCAGCATCCGACATATACTCAATATGGCGAACAATGCCATCGTAGATTTCAGCGACTTCCACATCCGCCTTGTCATCGACAGGGATGACCTTGCCACTTGGGCGATTTTGTCTCTGATCATTCGTTACCTGGCGCACATGCTGGGGCAGCTTGTTGATGGTCAGGCAAGGCCGGGCGTTGATCGTCTGCCCCTGCACCGAACCACGGGTAGCCAGCACGTCGGCAGGCCACTGCCACTGGTTATCGGGCGAGCCTGCGAAGAACCGCAGGTCGTCCAACTCGTCTTCACGGCTTTCGGAGTAGGCGGAAATAGCCATCGTGAGACGACTACGCATTGTGTCCATGATGGTGGCGGGGTCTTTTTTCTTGCCCCCGCCGCCGCTCGACACGCGCCCTGCCGCAGCTACCCCTGAATAGTCCATGTCACTTGCCTTTTGATGGCTTTGCAGCAGCTCGCTTGACCGAGTACGCGATGGCAACCGCCTGTTTGGGCGGTTTGCCAGCCTTTACTTCGGTCGCCACGTTAGCCTTGAACGCCTTGGGCGACGCAGATTTCTTGAGCGGCATATTACGACTGCCCGTGGATGGTGCTAAAGTTGACGATGACCGCCTCAGACAGCGAGCCGCCAGTCAGGTTACGCAGCGTGAGGACCGCAGACCCAGTCGTCATGCTGGACACATAGGTCGTGTACGCGCCCGCCGTGCCGCCGCCACTGACGTTCAGGATGATCACGTCGTTGGCGCTGATCAGGCTGTTGTTCATGGTGAACGACACCGCCGTGTTGCCAGCCAACGCCGCGCCGTTCATGGTGATGCGGCCCATAGATTTGTTTAGCGTCACCGCCGTAGACTTGTCAGTGGCCTGCGTTACAGTGCCCTGCGCGCCCGCGGCGTAGCCAAGCTGCTCGCTGGCAAAACAAGTGGTAAATTCGGGGTCCGCGTAGGCAATGCCGGTGGATTGCGTATTGGGCATACTATGCTCCCATCCATGAGGTTGTAATCCCGCCGGAAGAGTATCCCTTTCTAGGCCCACGGTCAACGTACTCGCGGTGCGCCACGGGAAACGCGAACGTGACAGCAATGGCGTCCGCCGCGTCGGGCGACGCCAGCCCCCGCGCCTTCATGTCCTTCTTGCTATCCAAGAAGATCGTACCCCGGCTGTCGGGCTTCATCATGGGTCCGATCAGGTCGCTCTTGAGGTAGCGATCCCTGGGTATGCTCGCCGTCTTGAGCCACGCCCGCAGCTCGCCCCACATCTCCGCGCGCTTGTTGCCCCACATCAGCGGGTTCTTGCTCTTGGCCCCGAAATTGACGCCCCTGATCTTGAACCGCTGCTCCTTGAGCCGGTCCACGACGCCAGCGCCTAGTCCGCCCTCGTCCACGACGACCAGCGCAGGCTTGTACTCCTCGATGGCCTCGATCACCCGCCCGACGACCTCCATCGTGTCGTCGCCCCGATACTTCTTGATCGCGATGATGTCCCGACCCTGCCTGACGGCGATGACGGTCGAGTCCGCCCCGAACCGCGCCGGGTCCACGCCGATGACGATGGGTGCCGATTGGTCCTTCCATCTGACGCGCGCCATCGCCTCATCAACCAGATGGCTACCAATGAACTGATCGTCCGACGCACTTGGAAACTGACCGTAGACCTCGACATACGCCTGGTTGCTGTCCGCGCCGTACTCGTCAATAATTTGCTGGTACACCGCCTTGTCGGTCCCCTCTACCGACCGGGCGTCTACGATCTTGTTGCGCCAGAAGTCCCGCTTGCCGTTGAAGCACTCATAGAAGTACCCGCTGTTGCGCCGGGGGTTGCTGAACGCCATCCAGAACCTGTTGGGCGTGTTCTCCGTAAAGAAGCCCGCCGCCACCGACCAGATGCTGTCCTCGATGCCGCTGGCCTCGTCGAACACCAGCATCACGCCTTGGAAGTTGTGAAC